GTCCGTGGCTGGCATTACGCCTGATCAGCTGAACCAACCTCAGTCGCCTGAAGTTTCACAGGATCAAGCACTGTTGCAACAGAAGCTTGCCCTGTCAAATAAGCACACCAAGGAAGCAGAACGCAAAGCAGCAGAAGCCGCTAAGCAAACTGCAGCCTTGCAAGAGCAAGTCAAGGCACTGACGGAGCAGATTCAGCAGACCAACACCTCTTCGCTCGAAGGGCAAGGCAGGTTTGAGGATCTATGGAAAGAAGCCCAAAAGACCATTGCTGGTCTGAAGGCTGATCTTGAAGCTGAACGTCAATCAAAGCAGTCTGTGGCTGCCGAGTTCGAACAGGAACGCCTCAAGGTCCAGGCAATGGACATCATTAACGGCGCAGGTGCATTGTCACCTAGTCAGATGTTCAATCTGTTGCAAGTCGAGCACGGTTTGCGGAAAGGGGAAGATGGAACTGTTGAAGTTGTTGTCGGGGGCGCCAGCATCGACCTCAATTCTCACCTAGCCAATCTGCGTAACTCTGCCGACTCTGGTTATCAGCACCACTTCAGCCCGTCTGGGGCTGTTGGTATGGGAGCTGCACCCAGTGCATCAGTCGCGCCTGGTCAAAACAATCCATGGAAGACAGGCAACTTCACTGAACAGATGATGTTGCAGTCTCAGAATCCTGAACTTGCTGCTGCACTGAAAGCCGAAGCGGGCCGCTAATCACGGCAGAGGTTGCCACGGACAACTTCATTTATTTGATCCATGGCCGCTCCATTTCAAAATTACAACCGGGCTAATAACAACCCAAATTCGCCTTATGCCGGTCAGGCTCAGGCGCCTATGGCGAATCCTGCGCGGAGTACAGCTACCGCTTGGGGTTCCACGTTCCTTAATGACCTGATCATTCGTCCTGAATTTCAGGGCTCGGTCCTAGAAGAATTCTTCGAGCGTTCACAGTTCGTCAGCAGTGGCATCATCTCTCGCAACTCTGCGATGGATCTGTCAGCTGGTGGACCTGTCGTCAATGTGCCGTTCTTCAAAGCCGCCGAAATGGTGGAAGAGGAGATTGACAGCACAGATTCTTGGGGCCAGTCCCAAGAGGGCTACCTCAGCCCGCAGCGCGTGGGGATGTCCAGCTATTCAGTCCCTGTGATCCACAGAGGATTTGCTGGTGCTGCTGATGACCTTTCACGTCTCGGCAGCGGAGAGGATCCCCTGGGTGCTCTGCGCAGCTACGTCGCCAACAACATGGCGAAGTTCCGCCAGAGCTACCTGCTGAGCCTGCTGAATGCCGTCTTTGACGACACCAACGGTGCTCTGAAGGACAACAGCTTAGGAGACATCGGCGCTGCAACTGGTACTGATTCCGCTACCACTACCGCTGCCAACCACATCTCTGCTGCTGTGGTGATCGGTTGCCAAAACCTGTTTGGCGAGCGTGGTGATGACCTTAAGGTTCTTGCCTGTCACTCTGCAGTCCGCAACCAGCTGCGTAACGCAGGTCTGCTGACCTTCAGCTCTCCTGCTGCTCCTACAACTTCCGCAGCCGTGAGCTGGGGTGGTGGTGGCATCGGCGTGTCCGACACTCAGGTCGAGTATTTCGCTGGCATGCGCCTGGTGACATCAGATCAGCTGGTCCTTCCCAAGGGTGGTGGTGCAACTGGTGACGCCATGAAGTACCCCTGCTACATCTTCGGCGAAGGATCTGTGCAGGAAGGTGTTCAGTCTGGTCTACGGATTGAAACAGAAAGAAATATCTTGTCTAAGCAAGATATCTTCTCTGCTGATTATCATTACCTGCTCGGCATCCCAGGCATCAACTGGAAAGGCACCGGTTTCGGTGGCACGTTCCCCAAGAACACCGACATTGCTACTGCAACCAACTGGGAGCTTGCATGGGCTCATCGCGAGTTCGTGCCCATCAGCCGCGTGATCGTTAATTCACCTTTTGGTGGCAACTACGCCTGATTAGGCTGAGTTTGAGAGATGGCGTCGGGCTCCTTCGGGGGCCTTTTTTTTATGCCTAAGTAGCCTTAGAGAAGCATCCCGAAGCCTCGGCCCATGCTGAATGTCGCCCGCCTGCACACGTATTCCAAGACCGGTGAATTCCTTCTGGTCGAAGTGCCTCGCCTTGAGGCCAAAGACAAAAAGAAAGAACTTGAACGCCAAGGTCTGACCGTCCCACACACTGAGCTTGTTTGATGGCATTACCACCAGCTGTATCCATCGCTGACGCGGATGCCTACTTCGCGACGACACCGCGTAACGCTGAGTGGACGGCACTTGCTGATAAGCAAATCTGGCTCAATGAGGCTTACAAGTGGCTCGGTCAGCTGTGCTTTGAAACGACGAAGGGCACATGCTGCGGCATGACTTTTGATCAGGCTTGGATTGCTGCAAACAGTGAGCTTGCGCTGGCGCTGAGCAAAAGCCCAACGGCAATCATCGGCGCACCAACTGCCGCGGCCACGGGCACGCATGGAGCGATTAAGGAGCAGAAGCTTGGCGATCTGATGCAGTCCTATTACGACGTAAAGGACGGGCAGGCAGTGCAGACCACCGGACGGTTTGGACCGAATGATCCGATTGTTTTGCAACGTTTTGAATGGATTGCGGATTTGTTGGGTTGCTTTATGAACCTGCAGAAGTCCAGCGGCACGCGCGTGATCGCGAGGGTTAGAAGCTGATGGAACGCTTTTGGAGCAAGGTCAAGAAAGCAGGGCCTGACGATTGCTGGGAATGGCAAGCCAGCTTCGGTTCTGTTGGGTACGGGCAATTTTATTTTGACGGCAAGCCGCGTGGCGCTCATCGTGTCGCGTATCTGCTTGAGATTGGAGAGATCCCTGAAGGCATGCAAATCCTTCACAGTTGCGATAACCGTGCATGTTGCAACCCTGCCCATTTGCATGTCGGCACCGACAGTCAGAACAAGCAAGAGCGGGCACAGCGTCGGAACACTGAAAAGCTCACAATTGCAGAGGTTCACCAAATACGTGAACTACTGCAAGAGAACGAGCTTAGTCAGAGCCAAATTGGAAAACGTTTTGGAGTTTCCCAAGCGGTTGTCTCAGCCATTTGCTGCAAAAAGATCTGGGGGCATGTCTAATGAACATTGACAGCACGTTCATGCCGGTGGCGGTTGAATTGATTGATTCAGTTTTCCCAACTGACATCATTTACGTTGAACATACTGACACGACCTCTGGTTACGATCCCCTTAGTGGGACCATCCCAAGTGTTGAAACACGGCACAACATTAAAGCCGGTGTGCTGAGTCGTGGTCGAACAGAGGAAGGCGGAGTCGGTGAAGTTTTTGAACTGCGTCTGTGGATTCACCACGCTTCAAGCGGTTACACAAAACTGCCAAAGACCAGCGATAGCGTGGTCTATGACGGCACAACCTGGCGGATCGTCTCGATTGATCCGACGTATAGCAGCGCGGGGTTGATCGCATCCAGGCTCACTTGCAGGTCTGACTGATGCCGAAGTTCAACAACAGCCGCGACTTGGAACGGCACCTGAAGAAAGCGCTTGATGCCCTGCAAGCTGAAGTTTTGATCACCACGCAATCGGAGCTTGGCAGTGCTGCGGTGTCACCTGTTGACACGGGACGGTTCCGCTCGAACTGGTTCGCCGCTGAAGGCGTAGCAAGTACGCAGACGACTGAGGCAACCAACAGCCCGCAGACCGATGCAAGAGGTCTCAGGGTTGATTCCCGCAGGGAATATCACCTGACCAACTCCCTCCCGTATAGCCAGGCGATTGCGATTGAAGGCAAGGTCGTAAGCAAGCCGACCACTTGGTTCAAGGACTTTCGTTCATCCCGTATTCCTAAAATTGCAGATGAGGCAGGACGTCAAATCAAAAACGAATTCGATCTCTAATGGCTACCTTTCAGGACGTCCGCGGCATTTTTGAATCCAAGGCTTTGGAAAGCCTGACAACTGCTGGCGTTGCATCCAAGTTCTGTTTTTTCGACAACGTCGGTGAAACACCTGGCAAGTCGGACGAAACCTACGCTGTTGTCAGCATGTCGTTCACTGACACGGTGCAAGACACGGTGTTCTGTGCTGGCATTGAAGACTTGCGCGGAAGCCTGCAGTGTTCGGTTTACACACCACGCAATGAGGCAAGCGTTCAGGGTGAAGAGATCTGCCTTGAAGTGATTAAGGGTTGGCAGGACATCAATCGCTACAGGGTTCAGCAGCTCACAAAACCAGCTCTGCCGAGTTACCGCAATTCATTGATTATCTGTCCGCTTGCCCCTTATCCATTGCATGCAAGCTGGAGTGATTCCACTGCAACTGATCAGCTTGGCATCAGCTTGTGTGATGACGAGAGTTTGCTTGCTGGTACTGCTGAATATGACAACGCAGACATCCAGCCGCGTTTAAGCATTGTTCACCCGCCATTGCTGCAACGAGCAGCGATTAGGAACATCGAAGGGCCGATCACGCTGGCACCTGACACCAGACCTCATCATGTGAATGTGTGCAGCGCAACTTGGCTGGCAAGGGTTGCGTAGGCTTAGGGCAAGTCCACGCCCCGGACTCAATAGCGCCCCCGCTGTTGTTTTTCTGAGGTAACCCTTTGGCTATCAGTTGTGATGCCAGCGTCTTGACGGGCGCTGATGGTCTTGTTGAATTTGCTCCGGCTGGTGTGTCCGCTTGCGTTTTAGCGACTGACATCACTGCTGCCGGCATTGACGTGGGTGTCGGCAGGCAATTTGAGGTTGATGATCCGGTCACCATTGCTTATCCGCAGGGTGCGTCGGCAGACTCAACCCTTGCTGCTGGTGATTACTTCGTTCAGGATTATTCCGCTCTCGGAATCTTGAACGTAGCTACTACAAAAGGTGGCGCTGCTGTTGTCCCTACTGGTGACGCTTCTGGTCTTGGTTCCGGTCATGTAGACATCACTTACACGGGCACTGTCCCGGTTTGTAATGTCCAAGAGTGGAGTCTGGACCTCGCTTCAGACACCGTAGACACGACCGTTCTGCCGTGTTCGCTTGGCACTGGTGGCAGCAAAGTTGCACCGGTAAGAACCAATCAGAAAACCTATCTGAATGGTGAAGGCAGCATGACCATGCTGTTCACTGGTGACCTGTCATCAATGGGAAATCGTCTGCTTGCTGATGCAGTGATGCACGACAGCAAGGTGAAAGCCAAGCTGTATATCAACGCCGTGGCAGGTGCTGGCGCAACGGTTGACGATGCCGCGTCAATGTACTTTGAAGGCAAAGTGCACTTGCTTGGTTTCTCAGTGACAGCAAACACTTCAGATGCTTTGACTGCTGAAGTGACATTCTCACTGGCAGAACAGCCAACCAAGATCTTTGGCGTGACGGTTTAATTACGCTGGGATAGCTGTGCGGTGACACCACAGCCGAGAGAAGGGGGACTCCTCCCCGGGCCCCCTTTTCTTGTGAGTAGTCTGCGTAAGAGTCATACCCCTACGCATGGCACAGGCAAAGCCTTTCTCCGATCTCATCAAGGCCGTTAACAAGGAGCCAGAAAGACGGACGCTCCAATACAAAGGCGAGACCTATGAATATTGGGCAACTGTTTTGACCATGGCTCAGCGTGAAAAGATCAAGCGCATTCAGAAAAATTCTGAGGATGCCAATGAGTTTGCGGTCAGGCTGCTGATCAGCAAGGCATTATTCAAAGACGGCAAGCGCATGTTTCAAGATGCGCAGTATGCAGAGCTGAAAAATGAATGGCCTGTGGCTGAAGTGGAGGAAGCAATGCTGAAGCTACTTAAGTCTGATGCAGATAGAGACGCAGAAGAGGACGAGGAAGAGGGAAAGGACTGAAGGCAGAAATCAAGGCTGATGGGCAAATCATCCTTGAATTTCTGCTGTGCGAAAAACTTGGTTATACGTTGAGCGAACTGCGGGAGCGGATGACGCTGGAAGAGCTGATGCTGTGGTCAGCTTTCTTTGAGCTGCGATCAGATCAGGAGAAAGCAGCCATGGATAAAGCAAAACGCAAGCGTCGATAGAATTGGGAGAGTTGATCGGCAGTAGTGAGCACACAGTTTGCTGTCGATCTTGTCTTTCAAAGCAAAGGCGTCAGAGGTATTAGTGATGCCACGTCAAAGACAAAGGATTTAGATCGCGCAGCACGTAAGGCACAGCGTGGTCTGAATGATGCGAGCAATGGCGTCAGGAAGTTTGACCGTTCTGCTAGGTCAGCAAGAAGTGGCGTTCAAAGCCTGATCGGCACGCTTGGCAAGCTTGCCATTGCCTATGGCGCTGTCAGAGCTGGACAAGCGGCACTTCAAGCAGGCATCCAGCGAGTTGAGTCTGAACGCCGGATCAAGTTTCTTGCTCGTGAATATGGCGAAGTAGCGCAGCTTTCGGCGGCTGCTGGTTTAGCGGCCAAGAAATTTGGTTTGTCGCAGACGGAAGCCAATAAAGCACTGGCGACGACTTACGCGAGGTTGCGACCTGTCGGTGTCAGTTTAAAAGACATCAACAGCGTTTACGCCGGTTTCAATACCGCAGCCAAGCTCAGTGGCGCAAATGCTCAGGAAGCAGCAGGCGCGTTCAGGCAGTTAGCGCAAGGCCTGGGCTCCGGCGTGTTGCGTGGCGATGAATTCAACAGTGTTGCTGAGCAGGTGCCGTTGATCCTGACAGCAGTCAGCAAGGAGACCGGCATTGCTCAGGGCAAGCTGCGTGATTATGCGGCAGAGGGATTAATTACCGCTGATGTTGTCATCCGTGCGTTAAAGCGGATTGAGCGTGAAGGCGCTGATAAGTTAACCGAGGCAATGGGCGGGCCAGAGCAGGCCATCAAGGATTTTCAAAACGCAACGGAAGATGTTCAGGTTGCACTGACCAAAGACGTTATCCCTGAGATGGCGGCAGCCTTTAGAGAGCTTGCCCAACTAATTGAAGACTTGGAACCGTCAATCAGATTTATTGGCGGATTAATTAGCAATATGGTCAGAGATACCAGATTGGCTCTTGGCTTCTTAAACGGAGATGGCATTGCAATTAATTCATTGCGGTCCGGCAAGATGCCGTTGGAGTCACGAACCAGTAACGAAGAATTCAAGAAATTCTTTGGGGAAGACCGTTTTGAAGAACTGAAAAAGCAGGCCAGAGAAATGGCTAACGCAACCGGTGATTCTTTTAAGGAAGCTTTGAAAAAGCGCTTGATCGCTGCCTTGAACGTGATTGATGGGGCAGAGAAAATCAGGCTAGAGCAGGCAGACCGTAAAAAGTTGCAAGGCGGTGGCACGGGGACTAGCCCAGCAGCGGCAAGAGGAGCCAACCCTTCGTCTAGTGCTGATGGTGATCCGCTAATCGGGCAAACTGTTGGCAGCAATACATCATCAATTTCTGCGCCTAGTGGATTCTTTGATGAAGCAAATGAGTTTAATGATCTATTAGAGCGACAAGAACAAAGCCGCGAACGTATTGAACAACAATTGCGCAGAGCTTATCAATTAGGCAAGAAAACTAACGAGACGCAACGTGAGCTTTTGCAGCTTGATTATGAATTTTTAGATTTAAAAAAAGACATTTCAAATACAGTTGCGAGCAGCGATCAAGCTGAGCTGTTTGCACTTGCTGAGAAACTTAAAAAGCAAAAAGAGCTAAACATTTTAAAAAAACGTAATGCAGGGATAATGAGTAGTTTTGAATCAGTCTTTGCAGAAGGTGTAAGGATTGACCAGCGGCTGATCGAAGACGCCAACAAGATTGATGATCTGTGGGCTGATGTTGGTAAAACCATCAAGCGGGCTGTTGTCGACACGATTCAGGATGCAATCAAGGGCACTGCAGACTTGTCAGATGTTCTGAGCAGGCTTGCAAGTCAACTTGGCGGTCTGTTGATTAACAGCGCATTCAATGGTTTTGGCGCTGCATTGAACCTGCCTGGTTTTGCTAAAGGTGGCGTATTGCCGTCTAACGGTCCGGCAATCGTCGGTGAAAACGGCCCTGAGTTTGCGTTTAGCAGTGGCGGGCAAACCACCATTGTTCCGTTTGATGCGTTTGGCGCTTCCCGTGATGCTTTAGCCAGTGGTTCAGATGCCACTGCATTCACTGCTGATGAGGCTGAAGCGTATGCAGCCAGCAGCAATTACATCACCAACAACAGCTACAGCACTAATCAGGCATTCCGTGAAAGCCAAGCAGCTTTGGTAAGCAGCTCTTCGTCAAGTGAGCGGATTACAGAGCGGCAAATGCTTGAACGTCAGTTCAGCAATCCTGCGCCAATCAAACTAGACATTGAAACCACGACGATTAATAACGTCGAGTATTTGACCGTTGAGCAAGGCATGGCGATGGCAGCTGCATCAGTGCAGCAAGCCAAGGGTCAAGTTTTTAGCGACCTGAAAAACAGGCCCGCAGCACGCAGACAGGTGGGGATGCGCTGATGCTGGCAATCGGGACTTACGTCAAATTGCTCCAGCACGATGGTTCATCCGCTGGCTACGCCTTCCAAAACTTTCATCAAGGCGAAACGAGAAGCTACAACTTCGACGACTACCTGTTTGCCGGTTTTGGATTCAGCGGTGGATCGCTGGACTTACAGGCCGGGAGCATTACAGCATCGCTTGTTTTCGCGATGAACGATCTAACGCTGTCGGTGTTCCAGCAAGCATCAGATGAGTTCTGGCTGGCGCAGATTCGCACCGTATGGCTTGATCCCGAGACGCTGAATGAGACGAGCCAGTACAGCGAAGAGCTTTACGCAATTTTGGGATTCGATCACGATAACAGTCGATTTCAGCTGAGACTTGGCAATCCGCTGGATGCAGTGAATCAGAACGTTCCACGCCGAGTTCTTACTCAGACTGTGGTAGGCGCAATGCCTTCTACCGGCAATATTTTTCTTCGCTGATGCTCTCTCCCAAGCCATCTGATCGTGTTGTCCTGTTGCCGCAGGACCACGAAATCATCCAAGTAACGGGGATGACCGAGGAGCAATATCGCTGGTTTGTTCGTCAGGCGATTCTGCATAGCAAGCTGAGGCCCGGCGAACCGGTAGCGCTAAGTCCGTTGGCTGTTGCTGCCATCCAGCTTGTCATCGGCATTGCATTGACATATCTGAGCACGCTGCTGCAGAAAACCCCACCGGAACAGAAAACTCCCGAGTCGCGGGATGTGCAGGGCCAGACCATTGTTCGCTCTGATGAGTTCACACCAAAGGCCGGTTTCGACAGTGTTCAGAACGTGGTGCAGCTGGGCAGCACTGTGCCGTTGGTTTATGCCAACCGCCAAGAAATTGACGGCATCGCCTATGGCGGAATTCGCGTCAATATGAACCTGCTGTGGTCACAGATTTACAGCCTCGGTGGCGGTCAGATGTTGCGGGCGATGTTTCTTGTCGGCGAAGGCACGGTGACTCTGGATAATCCAGGGATGCAACTGAAGGCTGATCAGTTTGCTATCGGCAACAACCTAATCGACGGCTACCTGCTGGGCGGCGGTGATGCTGGCAGGATCACTATCTACTACTCAAGGAACACCGGCCGATTGGCGCCCTTCGATTATCTGGCTGGGGTTGTACCTGAGAGCGATTTAGGCAATGCCGTGAATGATGGCGCTGATGATGTGTTTCAGGTCCGCAGTGACGGCAATCAATACAAGCCAGATTTTTGCATGGTGACCAAGCCAAGCACGCAGGTGGAGTTTGGGGTCTACGGATTTATTGGCAATAATTTCTCTTTCAGGGTCAATCCCCGGTTCAGACCAGCGCAGCGATTCACAACTCGGATAAGCGGAAACAATACAGTTGTCAGCTGCAAGACAGATAAACAAGAAAAGTGTGCACGGTCAAAGCAGGATTACAAATTTGCTGGCCGTGGCGGATTGATCACACCTGGTGCGCGAGGGCTGCGTCAGGTCGAGGTTGGCGAAATACTCACCTATCGCCTTGATTCTCGTTCATGCCTCACGGATTGTGATGAGGATTCTTCAGCTGCGCTTGTCGATTGGAATGAGGGCACGTTGACTCAGGACAATGCAGAGCTGACGATTGGCGATGCCGCCAATGCCGTTGCATCTCGGCAATCGTCATGGGATCAGCTGATCAATGTCGGTGATCTATACAAGCTGGGGTCAGCGTTGGCGATTTGCATCGGACGCAGTGATGAGCCTTTTGTTTCGGAAGCTGAGAACGAACCAGTCGGTAGCGGTGTTGATGTCGAAGCACAGTTCAAGATCATCGAGCCCGGTGAGGTGCACACCTGGACCGGCAGCGACATCAGAAAGGGATCAATGCAGGACCCTGGCCAGAACGCAACAGGAT